ATTCATCTAATAATCCAGCAGCGTTGGTTGCAGTATCAGCATCTAACCAAACCGCTGGATTATGCGCGTCTGCAACATGCCCCTTGATATCACAGGGCAACTTATCAAATTTCCCGGTTGTCTTCTTCACTGCTTTCCACAAAACAAACTGGTGGTAGCCTCTGAGTGCGTCCAGTTGTGGAAACATATTACTTACCGCCGTTTCTTAAAAACCACGCCATAGCAGCCTCTTTCAATTCGTTGGGCGCACTGTGCGCAACTCTACAGTTGCGACATATACCCGCAGCAATGATTGGTAATGACTGATGATCGACGGCTTTTAGCATCACTGCTCGCCGCAAATGGTCCATTGTTTTAAATACCAGATTCACCAATCCAACAGATATGGCCGCCTGCTCAGCGACCTTGTCGCGAGTTATGACCTGGTAACCTTGTTTAACAGCTATATCGTAGGCAACGGCTAAAATTTGCGCTCTACGTTGGGATTTCAGCATTCTTTTCATATTCACTCACTATTTTATTTAATTGATTAGACCGTCAATATATAACTCATTGACTACGATGTCAATAATTTATCCGGCAGTGCTTTCAACAAAAAACGGGAAATTCAGGCTGAACAGCTCAGCTCCTGACTCATACACACAACAGCATTTGTCAGGAGCTGACCCGCCCTGTATGTCGTGATAACTTTCCTCAAGCGATTCGCAACGCTGCGAATCGTATATCACTACATCGTTATCACCAATAGTATACGACGATATCAAGTTAGTATCGCAAAATCGAGACGGTGCTTTATTCAGTAATTTTTGTACATCTTTGAGCCATTTAATCTCTTTAGCTGTTAATTCAATCATTTTATAAAGTCCCCACATCATTACAAAAGCAAGCATCGCCGCCGAGCGAGATCACAAGTTCTAAAAAGTTCATCTGGGCTTCTTCCCGATCTGTGAAGCTGAACGACCAATCGCCACTTTTTACTTCTCGGGCCACAAATTGGCCGATGGTGCTGCCAACCATATCATAAGTTATTAATACTGGATTTATACCAATCAGGTCAGACGATTTAAGCACTTTGTTAAGCACTTTCGAATCGTTAGCTAAACCGTAGCGAATCAAACGGCCGCGTTTGTCTTCACAAGCGCCCACATTGTTGCGCCACAACCTACCTCCTTTGTAGCTAGCCTCTAGTCGCACGGTGTTAGAAATGGCCGCTTCACTGGCTCCAGACATAGTAGAGGGTATGCCAGAAGGGTGTGTAAATATGTGCTGCAACTCTGCCATCGCCTCAATTGATAAGCTGTGACGTAGCGCCCAATTTTTTAGTTTTATCATAATTTAACCTTTAGTATCCAAGCTGGTATATTTATCTAATTGACTTTATAGTCACTATATATCACATTGCACCAATGTCAACCGCTAACCGTTCGCCCAGTGATAATAAAGCATCCGTTTTGAGTGCCTGGGCACTCAACCAGTCGATGTTATAACGCAAATAAAAACGTCTGTATATCTCACTATCTGACCTGCCAGCTGCGCGGTGATAGCCAGCCCAAATTGCTAAAATCTCGCGCAATGCTGCAAGAGCTGTTTGCTGCGATTCATGTCTAACAGCGAACCGTTTAGCGTGGGCTGCTACATGCAGGGGTTTGGCATCATTAGAGGCTAGTTTCAATCTGTATTCAGCCACTGCCTCATTTAGCGGAATATCCACAACCGCTATATCCCCGCGCATTCGAGCCAATGTTTCAGCGTCCAGCTCCGTTAAATCTCCATCGACGGTTTCAGGCCCCTCGCGTTCTGATGGCGTTGGTTTAGGTACTGGCGTTTCACAAAATGGGCAAACAGTTAAGTATTTTTCATAAACGTTATAACATCCCTGATTTAAACATTTTCGTAACGGTTCGACGTCGTCGACGCTAGATGATCTTTTATCGCGTCGATCTAATGTCCAAACACGTTTGGAATCTGGTAAACCGTGACGTAACACGTTACCTGCATGGTCGCAATATATCCCAAATTTCTTACCGTCGAGCGTTCGTAACATCCGCCCAAAACGTTGGCAAAATAAACCGTAGGAATTTGTTGGGTACGCATCCTGGACTACCTCGATAGCCGGTAGATCAAAACCCTCATCAAACAACGCTACATTTATTAAAACGTCCAGTTCCCTATTTTTAAACTTAAGTATTGATTTTTTACGAATGTCACCAGGCGTGGTGCCATCGAGTGCCTTGGCTCTAACGCCAGATTTGATAAACTGTTGCTCTAATTCTTCAGATGCCCTAACGCTGGGCACAAATACCACTGACAATTTACCACTGAATTTACTGATGTACGTTTGTACAATGTCACCGACCACTTTTTTAGTTTTATCATCAGAGACTAATAAACTGGATTGTTCAACTGCCTCACGCAATTCATTAACGTTATAATCGCCAGTTTCTGCGCTGATTCTAACGGCTCCCATTCGACCCGATAAATCAGAGGGTGGCGCAAATATACGATACTCAGTTAAATAGCCATCATTGATTAAATCGCGCATTGTAGGACCGAGCACCATTTCATCAAAAACGCCATCATGATGGCGGCCCAACCCAGCGCCATCGGCACGACACGGCGTAGCAGTAACCCCCAACCCCCTGGCACGATCGAACAGGTCCACGCCACGCATCCACTTGTTTCGTTTACCGCCTTTAGCGCCTAAATGATGAGCCTCGTCTGTTATCCACAACGTGACAGTTGGCGCGTAACGTCTCAATCGGTCCGATAAATCTTTGGGGGGTCGCTTACCCTGTAGTGATCCATGTTGTGCAGATTCGACGAGGTCAGGCTGTCCCCATCGACCGTTTTCGCGCGGGCCATATTGCCATTTTGATTTATCAATACGTGTCTCGGTGTATATGTCACCGTCAACACCAGTACCATTCCAGCTCATTAGAGTATCAACACTAGCCACGGCTGCGGATGAATTAGGATTGTAAAATGATTTACCTAACTCTGACATATGGGATTGTACAACAGTTCTGATCACCTCATCGGGGCCAATTATACGGTGCTCTACGCCGTTTTTGGCTAATGCTAGCGATATCTGATCGACTAGCTCGCGTCTGTGTGCAATAGTGCAGCTTGCCCCTGTGTGATGCATTACTACTGCACTAAACAAAACTGTTTTACCCATGCCTGTCGGACCCACGGCTAGTACGTTTTTAGCGCCACTACCCCAAACGTTATTGATTTGGTCGTACATGTCCTGCTGGTAGGGTCGTAACGCTATTTCTGGCATATATTAGGCACCAGTGTTAGCTCGACATTGCCAGATGAGTTAGTGCAAGACTGTAAGTAATACAAACCGTCGGGCGCAGTGTGTAAATTGACTATTTTGATGTCACCTTTTGATAACTCGTAAATAATTTTGGCTATATTGTCAAAAGCGGTACTTAACCTTTTGAGAGGTTTAATCTCCTTGGATTCGAGATAGGCCCCATATATCGTTATATTATTAGTTGTTGTTAATCTAACCTGCGCAGCATGTGTCATTTAATTTAATCTCAATTAGTTGTTGACTAGTGCGTTAATATACGTTTATTATGACCGTGTTGTCAATAACAAACGAAGAGAAATTAAATGACCATTAAATTAGAATTACCAGCAGATGACCATATTGTATTGAACGCTATGGGTGACGCACTAAAAGCGATTGCATCCAAATATAAACCTAAAAAATCGGCGGTGGCTCCAGAGATTATAACAACGTGCGTTGTTGAAACAACATGTGATGTTATAGAACCTGGTACACCTATGGTTAGTGTGGGAGATGGTGTTATGGCACCCAGCGCTCTAGTTGTCGCCTCGTGTACACCTGTTAATACACCTGTTAATACACCTGTTGAGTCACACGAGCCTATTGTCCGTGTCGGTGCTGGTGTTATAGACCCCAGCGCACTAGTTGTAGCGTCGATTACAGGGGTTGACGTACAAACCGATTCTGAGGGCCTGCCGTGGGATCAGCGTATACACAGCGTTAGCAAAACCCGTAATGCCGATGATACCTGGCGAGTACAGCGTAAACCTAAAAATAAAACCATTGATGAATGGTCGCAATATATCGACACAATCAAGGAAGAATTAAAAGCGGTCCAAGCGATCACGGTTGACGTTGTACCACCATGTACGCATAATTGTAGGACGCAATATATCGACACAATCACGGTTGACGTTGTACCGCCAGTTGACGTTGTACCGCCAGTTGACGTTGTACCGCCAGTTGACGTTGTACCGCCAGTTGACGTTGTGCCGCCAGTTGACGTTGTGCCACCAGTTGACGTTGTACCACCAGTTGACGTTGATACTTTTGCCAAACTGATGGTGTATATTGGTGGTCAGAAAAAACGAGGTCTCGATCCCGAAATGGTAACATCTGTGTTATTAGATGTAGACCCCAAGTTGACAAGTGTCACTTTAATTGCTACCAGACCAGATCTATACCCTCTGTTTATTGCTAAATTAGAGGCTCGACTAAATGAGGTTGTAAAATGAAAAAATCAACTTTACGACCTCATGAGGCTGGCAGGTGGGTTAACTGCACCGGTAGCGTAAAACTATGTGACGAGTTTCCAGCCATCGAATCGGAGCACCGAAGCGAGGCGCGACTTGAAGGGCTTGCGTTCCATAAATTGGCTCAAAATATGTTATCTGGAGCGGTAATGTACGCATCAGATATAGTTGGTACCATACTGGAAGGCGTCTTGATCACAGACGAAATGTATGAGGCGGCTGTTAGTTACACAGACAATGTTTTTAAATTTCAGGATGACACAGCATGCAGGGGAGATTTACACGTTGAAGAATTTACTGATTTAGATTGTGTATACGCTGGAGAATACGGATATTGTGACGCTTGGTGTTATGATGACGAAACCGGAACGCTGGTGATATGGGATGCTAAATACGGGCATCGGCGCGTTGAGGCGTTTGAAAACTGGCAGTTAATAAACTATGCGATGGGTATCATTGATAAAATAAGTCCAGATTGTGATATCAATGTATCGCTACGTGTGAGTCAACCCAGAGTATATCATCGAGACGGTAACATATCTGTTTGGGACATTAACACCAGTGAATTACAATTTTATTTTGATAAATTGGTACATCAGGCTAACGAAACTCACGGCAGTAATGCACGTTGTACTGTATCCAGCGAATGTTTGTTATGTCCCGGTAACTATGCCTGTGACACTTTTAGAAACGACACTATGTCATTAGTCGAAACAGTGGGGGATGTAGCGGGTTCATCGTTATCAGGTAATAATCTGGCACTGATGGTGCAGACGTTACGCCGAGCCACAAAACAAGTTAAATCGTTATTAGGCTCATACGAGGAACAGGCAATTGCACAGTTGAAAAACGGCGATTCTGTTCCTGGTTACAATATGGAACAGGGTTTTGGTCGTAAAACATGGGATAGGGGTACGTCGAACGAAGAAATTATAATGATGTGTAATTTATTGGGTGTAGACCCCTGTAAACCTGTCGAGTTACAGACACCTGCAAAATTAATAAAACTAGGCGTTGACGCAGATGTCATTAACGCCTATAGTATGACACCTCGGACAGGTTTGAAACTTGTCGAACTAAGCGGCGCAAGAATGCGCCAAATTTTCCAAAATACCCCAGAGGGGCTAAAATAATGACTCAAAAAGAACGTATATTAAAAAGTAAATCTTCGATTCACGAAATCGGTGGAACAACCTATAAGGGTGAGCACCCAGTGTACAAAAAAGTAACAAACCGTGAAACGAATTTAGAAGAGTACGTTAAAGTATCAAAAGGTGTACCTTTTGTAAAAGTCGACGCAACACAACCTGAAGGAGTAAAATAATGGCTGACTCAACAAAATACTCCGCTTTCAACGCGCGTTTCGTTATGGGTTCTTTAACCAAATTGAACACAAACGATCACTTGGGCGTTCCTGAACCCGACGAAAATAAACATCATTGGTTCATGGGATTTGCAGTACCTAAAGGCGCTGAGTGGGACAAACTCTGGGCAACAATGTACCATGCTGCTGCAAACAACAATAAGTGTACTGCTGCATTGTGCGAGCAAGTAGATTTCAATTGGAAAACCGAAGACTGTGACAACCCAAAAAACCCTCAGAATCTGGGTAAAGAATCGTACCCAGCAGGTCACATGCTGATTAAATTTAAGCGAATGAAGATTATGGGATGTTTACCTATCGTTGATGGACAACACAACCCTATTGTTGATATAAACAGCGTTAAAAAGGGGGACTGGTTTTATATTGCAGCTGCGACTCTATTTAACGGTAAACCAACTATTAACGCGAAGGCAGGCATGTATCAAAATATCAATGGCGTGATGTTTGCGTCTTCAGGTGCTGAAATTGTGAGCGAGGGTGCGTTTAATGCTGGCTCTGAATTTGCAGGGTTACCAGGTGGTAGCGTGATTCAAGTTAACGGTACGCCACCAGCTACGCCACCAGCTACGCCACCAGCTACGCCACCAGTTACGCCAGCAGTTACGCCAGCACACGACCTGGTACAACCTCAGACGCCGGGTAATGCAGCGCCGCCGCCAGTTTTAGCACCTGTACAAGCACCTCCAGCCGAAACCAGTTATTCATACAACGGAGTCGTATATACCGAATCGCAACTTTTGGCTATGCCTGGTTGGACACCAGCACTGGTGGCAACGTTAACCAAAGTTTAAATTTACCGCCCCATCGAACGATGGGGCTTTTTTTAGGGGTTCAAAATGGTCAAATATTTGTCACAGTGTGACCCTGTAAACGGCTGCGGTAAAAACTACCCAGGTGACATGTCACACTGTCCGAGTTGTGGTAATCCTGAATGGGCATCGTCAAGCGCTCACATTAATCCATTAGATTACGGTTATGATATAGAAACATACCCTAATGCGTTTACGATGCGGGTTATACATATGTCCACGGATTCGCGTTGGCGATTTGAAATATCACATCGACGTAATGATATTGCTGAGTTGACCAATTTTGTCATGCAATTAAAAAATTGTGGTGCTCGCGGCGTTGGGTACAATAATGTAGGGTTTGATTACCCTGTTTTACATCGAATAATAATGCAGCAGATAGGCGATCCACTGACAATCTATAATCTGGCAATGAAGCTGATTAAGGGGTCGAAAGATGAAAAACACGCTTTGCAGATTTGGGAGAATGATCGACTTTTTGAACAGTTAGACCTCATAATGGTTTGGCATTACAACAAAGAAAACCCAGCCAATGGCACGGAGCCAACGAGTTTAAAAGCGCTCGAAATGGCTATGAGAATGGACAATATAGAAGATTTACCTTTCCCAGTTGGTACCGTTTTAACAAATGAACAAATCGACATGTTACACCCCTATAACGAGCATGATGTTATTGCTACTATATATTTTTACGTTCGCTCGTTAACGCAAATCAGACTGAGGGAAGAGTTGTCAGTCACATTTGGTAAGAATTTTTTAAATCACTCTAACACTAAGATGGGTGGTGATATTTTAATGCACGAATGCGAAAAGCGAGGTATTAAATTTTACGATGTTGTAAATGGTAAACGAGTAAAACGCCAAACGATCCGCGCGTCGATCAACCTGGGTGACTGTATTTTTGATTACGTTAAATTTGAAACATCAAAATTTGAACTGGTCAGGAGGGAGCTAGTCAGCAAAACAATCACAGAGACAAAGGGCGTCATGGGTGATATTGACGTAACACACTGGCCTGAATCGTTTATAATGCCTAAAGAATTATGGCCCTCTGGGTTTTCAATACTAACGAAAAAAGGTCGTAAAACAGCCTCAAGTTTGCACGTTATGTTTGGCGGTATACCTTTTTTCTTTGGTACCGGCGGCATTCATGCCAGTGTTAGATCACGAATTTTTGAATCAAACGACACTCATCAAATTTTAGATGTTGACGTTGCCAGTTTTTACCCCAATTTGGCTATCAAAAACCGACTGTACGCAGAGCATTTGGGTGATGCTTTTTGTGACGCTTACGAGGGTGTTTATAAAACGCGTAAAACATACGCCAAAGGTACGCCCGAAAACGCAGCGTATAAAGAGGCGCTAAACGCCAACTATGGCAACAGTAATAACGAATATAGCGTTTTTTTAGATCCTAAATTAACAATGAGTATAACGTTAAACGGTCAATTATTATTATGTATGCTCGTTGAGCAGATGGTTAAAATACCTGGGCTTGAAATGATACAGGCCAACACAGACGGTATAACGTATTTTTGCCCTCGCGAGTACATCGAGCACACTCGGGCATTGTGTAAATGGTGGGAAGACTTGACAAAGTTAGAACTTGAAGAAGCACAATATTCTAGGATGTTTATTAAAGATGTTAATTCCTATATCGCAGAATATGAAAACGGCAATGTTAAACGAATCGGCGCGTATGCCCACGAGCACATGGATGAAAACCCAGGTACGCGAGAAGTTCCCTACGGTAAAGATCCGTCAGGTTTGATAATACCAAAAGCGGCTGAGGCAGCGCTGTTGCACGGTACAGACATTCGAACGTTTATTATGAACCACAAAGATGATTATGATTTTATGTGTCGTGCCAAAGCGCCACGCGCTAACAAGATTGTGATGCGCTGGGCTGAGTATGACGCCGAAATTCAACTAGGTAACATAGTGCGCTACTACGTTACCAAAAACGGCGGAGCACTCGTTAAAATAGCGCCACCAAAGGGTCAGCTGGGCGCTTGGAAGAGATCAAATAAAATACCTGACTCAGTTTATGACGCTGTAATGGTAGAGGCTGGCGGGCAATGGGACGCTCGTATTCACACGGGTAATAAATCAAAATACGATGTCCGCGAAACGGGGATTTGTGTTGGTTGGCTGGTTACTGATTGCTCAAACGTTAAACAGTTTGATAGGTCTACAATCGACTATGACTATTATGTGCAAGCAGCCCAAAAATTAATGTTGACGTAGCTGTCAGTTTAATATACGATGGTTGCAAGTTAAATTAAAAAAGAGATAGAATTATGCGAATAATGTTACTAAATGACGGCGGTTACTGCATTTATTCAAGAAATGTAAAGTTTCCGGTTGAGGTTTCCGGCACTAAATCTGTTGCCGGTGATTGTTTTATAGTGAGTTGTGACGAACTGAACAGAGTAGGGTTTACTATCCCTGCACAACAACGGCATAAAGTGTGGTGGTTTGATAAAGACGAGGCAGAGGAAATAAAATCATGCAAAATAATTTTATTAAATGATGGTGGCTATAGTTGGGTCACCGATAACGTGAAGTTCCCTGTTGAAGTTTCTGGCACTAAATCTGTTACCCGTAATTGTTTTATAGTGAGTTATGACGAACTGAACAGAGTAGGGTTTATTCTCCCCCCACAATGGCCTAGAAAACGGTGGCTTTATATAGGTACCAAAGTTGTGGAGATAGAATTATGCGAATAATGTTACTGAATGACGGCGGTTATGACGACTTATCAGGTAATGTAACTTTCCCTGTTGAAGTTTCCGGCACTAAATCTGTTACCGGTAATTGTTTTATAGTGAGTTGTGACGAACTGAACAGAGTAGGGTTTATTCTCCCCCCACAATGGCCTAGAGAACGGTGGTTTTATATAGGTACCGAAGCAGAGGAGATAAACAATGATAATTAGGTTACTGAATGATGGCGGTTATCGTGGGGCCGCCGATAACGTAAAGTTCCCTGTTGAGGTTTCCGGGTCGATAGATGAGTGGTGGGATTATTTTATAGTGCATCGTGACGAACTGGTGAGAGTAGGGTTTATTATTCACCCACAATGTTCTAGCGAGTTCTGGTTTGATAAAGGCTCAGAGGCCGTGGAGATAGAATTATGCAAATAATGTTACTGAATGATGGCGGTTACGACGACTTATCAGGTAATGTAACTTTCCCTGTTGAAGTTTCAGGCACTAAATCTGTTGCTAGTATTTGTTTTATAGTTCATCGTGACGAACTAGCTAGGGTAGGGGTAATAAACCCTACACAATGGCCTATAGAACGATGGTTTTATTGGTTTATTAAAGGCACCGAAGCAGAGGAAATAAACTCATGCGAGTAATGTTACTGAATGACGGAGGTTTTGGTGGGGTCGCCGATAATGTAAAATTCCCTGTTGAGGTCTTCGGGTCGATATCTGATAGCGGTAAATGTTTTACAGTGCATCGTGACGAACTGGTAAGAGTAGGGTTTACTGACATCGAACAATATGCTGAATGGGTCTTTTGGGCAGGTACCGAGGCATCAACGCTAGCAGATTTTAAAGCTAACAGGGTTAGGCTGGCGTTGGAATACGCGGTGAAAGTTTTACAACATGAAATTGATAGTGGCAGAATGCCAAAAATGCTCGACGGTATCGGCATGGGACTATTTGAGGACGCGTTAAAATGAATATAATACCAGTACTAAAAGCTTTAATAATAATGGCACCAACCAACAATGCAAGATACTATTTAGAATCGGTCCACGTGATTAAAAATGAAAACGATTTTGAACTAATCACAAGCGACGGCCAATCGATACTCAGTGTGACGATGACAAATAACGATCGGTTTATAGCTCCAGTAGGCACTTGTGTTACATTGTGTGTAAAATCACTAAAAGAGGCTGTCAGCCTTGTGAGCAAGCAGGAGGTTACGTTAGAGTACGATTGTAAGACGAGCAGTGTAACACTGTGCGACATGCCTGTTAGTACAATAGACTGTAACTACCCTCGCACAGCACATTTTTTTAAAGAATCCTCACGAGGGGGTGATCCGGTTGGGATTGACTTTAAAAAACTGGCGAAAATGTCCAGAGCTTGTAATATACTTAGCGGAGTCGGTGTGATGACAGTACAAGCTCCTGGTAAACCAATATTGTTTAAAGGACATGGTGATAAACACAGTTACAGAGGTGTAATAGCCCCTATGTCGCTGTGATCAAGCTTTTCAATAATAGTTACGAGGGCCTTGAGCTGCATGGCTTGTTGATTGGCGTCATCGTCGCGTCGTTTCAACTCTTCAAGGTACAGCGTTTCGCATTTTCGTTTGTCGATCACATTAAAACGAATGCCAGCTATTAACGAGACTAAACTCAGTAATAAACCTATAATTATGGCGTATTCGTTTATAAACCCCATAGCGCTAGTTGCTACCACGGTGATAGATGTTGCGCCAGAACCAATTATGTTAACATCTGATGACTGCATGTTTATACCTCGGTGCCTTAGATTGGTTTAACTAACAGGTATGCGTAGGCGTAATCCAGTGTACCGCTTGTGTGAGTGATTGTAATAACAGATCCACTTAATGGCGGCATTACACCCGTTAGTTCCACATAACTACCCGAGTTTTGACCAATTAAAAACGAGCCTGTTTGTTCGACTGACCCAGTCGGTTCAAGTAGTCGTTGAGCTGTGACTACTGTATCACCGTCGCTATCAACAGTAAGATGCGTGTTGTTATTACCAAAACCATACAGTCCAGTTAATACGACCCGCTGACCCGCAGGGGCTGTTATAACAAACGGTGATGTAGATTTGCGTTGATGACCGCTAAAAAACACGCCTTTATAAGCGTTTGCTCCGCCAAGCCTGGTTAACTCACTGAGTTCCATATTAGTAAACTCCTCTTATTGA